GTTTTAAATAATAATACTTTAGGCGGCGAAGGAGTTTCTGGGCACCGACCAACAAAACTTACAATACAAAAAAGATCATTACAAATAAGTAAATCCCTAAAAGGTAAACCACAACCTAAATGGTCTATTGAAAGAAAAATCAATCATTCAAAAATATTAAAAAATAATATTAATATAATTAACGCAGCAAAAATAAGAGCTAAAAAACACAAAAAACCAATTTTTGGTACAAATATTGTAACCAAAGAAATAAAATATTTTCATTCTGCAGAAGATGCAAAAATTGAAGGATTTTTATCACAGCATATAAGAGAATGCTGTTCTGGTAAAAGAAAAAGTCATAAAAATTTTATTTGGAAGTTCGTTAATGTTTGATATACATACAGAAAATATTGACGAAGTTTTTTATTACATTAAGTGTGAAACTGCACTTAAAAAAGAATTAAGAGATTATTTTTCTTTTAAAGTTCCTGGTGCTCAATACATGCCAGCCTATAAAAATAGATGGTGGGATGGTACTATAAAATTATATAATATTCTTTCATCCACTCTTCCCAGAGGCTTAAAAACTTACCTAGAAAAGTTTTGCAAAGATCGTGGATACTCACTAAATATTAAAGAGAGTAAAAATCCTCTATGCATGACCGAGGAACAACTTGCTCATTTTTACGAATCACTGAAGGTCTCCGTCCGCAAGCAGGCTGTATGTATGCATGCTCACCAGCAACAGGCTATCTTGCATGCATTGAACAATCATCGGTCAGTTATCATATCACCGACTGGCTCAGGCAAAAGTCTTATTATATACGTATTGGTTCGATATCTGCAAAAGGTTTTAAATACAGACCGCAAAATTTTGATTCTAGTTCCGACCGTTGGCCTCGTCAATCAGATGGAGGCCGATTTTTTTGACTATTCCAGTCAAGACAAATCTTGGTCGTGTAAAAAATACATTCATAAAATAAGCGCGGGGCAAGATAAAGATACAAACAAACAAGTTGTTGTATCTACTTGGCAATCTATCTACAAACTCCCAAAGGTTTGGTTTGATCAATTTGATGCAATATTTTTTGATGAGTGTCATCAAGCCAAAGCAGAATCCATTAACTTTATTGGGCAGAAGCTAGCCAAAGCATGGTTTCGAATTGGAACAACTGGAACACTACAACAAACACAGGCACACAGATTAAGTATTGAAGGTATTCTTGGACCAGCCGTTCAGTTTATTCAAACAAAGAATCTAATGAACAAGGGGTTGCTTGCAAAGCTGGATGTAGATTGTATAATTCTTAAATATAAAGACGAAGAGAAACAACTAGTCAAAAAACAACGTTACGCAGATGAAATAAAATGGGTGGTAACGCATGACCAAAGAAATCAATTCATCAAAGAACTTGCCCTCCGAACAAAAGGCAACACCCTCATACTCTTCAATTATGTTGAGATCCATGGAAGACCCCTCGCGTCTTTCATTGAAGCAGAGGCAGGCAATAGAAAAGTTTATTTCATCTCAGGAAAAACAGACGCCGAAGCAAGAGAATATATCCGACGAGTTATCGACAAAGAAAAAGACGCCATCCTTGTTGCCAGCTATGGCACTACTAGTGCTGGTATCAACATTGTTAATCTTGATAATATTATCTTTGCATCACCTACTAAATCAGTAATTCGATTATTACAAAGTATTGGTAGGGGTCTAAGAGTATCAGATAGAAAAAAATCTCTCAAAGTTTATGATATTGTAGATGACTTATCATGGAAGTCACACAAAAACCATGTGCTAAAACATTTTGAAGAGCGTGTAAAGATCTACACCAAAGAAAAGTTTGACCATAAAATATTATCCATGCCTCTTCCAGATCCCTCTAAAGATAAATAAATTAGGAGGGCTGCTATGTCTGACCTAGTACCCGCATCTCATTTCGATGGGATTGTAAGAGTAGTAAAGCTTATTAATGGTGACGAATTACTAGGAATAATTCGTGATGCAACTATTGATAAGATTGTATTAACACTACCTGCACGAATTGAAAATGGTTATACAAAAGATGAAAATGGAAATATGGTTGAACTGGTCAAATTGACCAATTATGCTATGAATGTAGAAAATTTTGAAATTTCTATAAATCGCAGCAGCATAATGTATATTGCTTCCCCCATAGGGGAACTTAAAAAAATGTATGACATGTTTTTCATTACTATGAAAACCGATCCGTCTTCGATTATTACCAACGGTGATGGTACAGAAATTACCGATCCAGCCCATGGTCTGGAGTTATTAAATCAATTGTTTAACAATGAAGATTTTGTAAATTTTGTAAATGATCTGATTGAAACTTTTGAAAGCGAGGGTGTTTTTGAAGAAATGATTGAGGAAGAAAATTTAGAGGAAAATCCTCCTTTATTGCCAGAATCCTCTATAAACGATTCCCCTGCCGAACAGCCCAAGACCCCACCCAAGAAGAAGAAACGCAGCAGAATCAAACCTACAACGAATGAAATACCTTTTAATCCCGAGGGGAACCCAAATTCTGCTGAAGGCTGGTCCGATAACCCCGAAGATTACATTTAAGATTTTAAGTTTTTCGGGGCGTCTGGGGATAGGGTATAATATGAAAATTTAAAACGACAGGTAGCTTTTTGTAAAATTGCATCTGCGCTATCACTTTGAAAAATTAAACCACTCAAATTTGTTGGAATAATGTATTTAAATGAGACTGTCAAAGTACTGCATTTGGTGGCTGGATCAAAAAGCGTTAAAGTGGCTTCGTGGTGCCAATCTTGATATGTAAGATTATATTCATCATCATTTTCAATATTAGCTAAATTTCTCATCCACGAATATAAACTTTTCCAGTTTTCAAGCTCTGAGTCAACAATAAATTCTACATTTAAAGTTTCATAGTTAAACTGCATTGTTGGAATTGGTACAGTTGTACCAAAAATTGTTGGTTGTGCTGTATCTGGTACAGTGCATCCAGGTAAGTTTGCTTTTTGGCAAGTCAGTTCAAATTGATCTGTACCTCTTCCAAAAATTAATGTAAAATAACTGTTATAAAGTGGGTTGATGTTTTGAATACAACTCATACTATTATTTATCCAAAAAGAAAGACCTCCCCATTTCTGGGGAGGTCTTTGTTATTACTTACTTTCTTCTAACTTATCTATCAGACGGTGTTACCATGTAGATTTTTGATGTTAGTTAGACGGTAATATTGATTCAACCCAGCAGTGAGAGTTTCAGCGTCTGGTTGACCGGTGGTGGTGTTGATAACGAATGGGTTAGCAACAACACCATAACGGGTCTTGAAGGCAATACGTGGTTGGAAAGTATTTGGATCTACTGCACGAACCATTTGGAGAGGAACATATGGGCAGTAGAAGAGACCGGCATCATATGGCGATTCACCCTTATAGCCAGCAACAAAGAAGTTGAATCCTGCTGGGCTATATGGATCGATGTAGACGCGAATCTTACCACTCAAGATACCAGCAAAAGTGCTTTGAGTGTCATCAACGTTGAGTTGAGGAGCGATTGCTGGGCTGAGGCTCATGAAGCCAGACATAGCAAGGGCTGCTGCGGTATCGCTATCGCAGATGATGAAATTACCCTTACCACGGCGGGTTTCCTTGGCGATTGCGTTGCACTCGCGCTCAATTTGGAAGCTGAGGCCACGGAATCTTTCAGCAGACCAACGACCGTCAGAATCTGTATCAAGATCGTAATTACCTACATCATTAAGATCACGTTGTTGTGAACCAGACTTAGCAACGTAGTAGATGGTCTTGACGATCTCGCGATTAATTTCAGCAAGAATTTCGGTGCTAAGAAGATTTGCGAGTTCGGCTTCGGCATCTAGACCGTGAACAGCCTTGAGGTCTTGAGCCAATTCGACGGTATAGTTGCTGCTTAGAGCGCGTGTACGAGCTTGGACAGCAACACGGTCGATTGAGAAAGCCATTTGGTTCCAAGATGCATATGCATTAGCACTATTTGGTTGATAGAAACCACAGGCACCAAGAATGGTGTTATTTCCAATACCTTCACCATTAGAGGTCAAAATGCCACGAAGTCTATTTAGTGCTGCATCATTAGCTAAGGTTACACCTTGATTATAATTCCAGCCAGCGGAAAGACCCTTACTGGCTTTAAAATCTCCTAGTGTCCATCCAGAACCACCGTAAGATGGTTGTGGCTCTTGGAACATAGCTTCAACATAGTCTGCATTGCCATAAGTTGTGCCAGAACCAGCAAATTGGTAATTGGCGCGCATAGCAAAGATGAGGCCAGTTGGGGCGGTCATTGGTTGAACGCCGCAGATATCATATGCCATTAGGTTTGGCATAGAACGACGAATCAAGCTGATTAGAACTGGATCATAGCCAGAAACTTGACCGGTGTTGTAGCCAGTAGAGGTTGCTGGACCACCAAGGTTATTATTTCCGCCCATATCCTCAATGAGGTGTTGTTGGCGAAGAGCTTGTTCTTGGTTCTCCAAGAGAACGGCGGTTACTTTCTTACGGTAATCGTCTTGAATCTTGGGAAGAGCTTCGTGACTTAGGACGGGATCCCACTTTTCGGTGAGAACGTCAAATGGTGTGTTTTCGTGAAATTGCATTGTAGTTATTATCTCCTAGTGAGTTGAAATTATTTAGTAAAATTTAAAATTAGACTTTTTTATTAAGTCTACCTAGTGCAC